AATCTGACGGCATCATTACCGGCCGCAGCCACTGTAGATGGTACTGTATATTATATTAAGAATATAAGCAAACATCGCGAAACAGAGATAGATCCTAATGGCAGCGAGAAGATTGAGTATACTTCTTCTGTGTCAATAGGGGAGGGCGAAGGGATGCGAATTCAAGCCTTAGAAATATCTACCGGAGTTTATGCATGGCAGATTATTGGGACCACTATGCCTCTTCCATAGGCGATGTGAGTAGAATAACTCATTAATGGGGATTTTCGTGCTTGGTGATACTATTTATTTTGAATTAATGTCATTTAAGGAGCATATTAATGTCTAATTTACTAAGAGATGCTATTGTAGATGCAAAAGCTCTCCGCGAGGCCGCCCTTAAGAGCGCAGAAACCACAGTTATCGATAAGTATTCAGAGGAAGTTCGTAATACCCTCAATCAGCTTTTAGAACAAGAAGAGGACCCGCTAGCCGCCGATCCTCTCGCCGCCGATCCTGCGGCCGGTGGTGGTGAAATGGATATGGGTGCAGACCTTGGAGGAGAAATGGCGTTGCCACCCGGCGACCCTGCCGACACCGGCGCGCCACCCGAAGAAGTCGCACAAGATATTCCTCTTGCTGCTACTGATAATCTCTCGGAGAACGAAGGCGAAAACCTGAACAGGCTTCCGCACACAGGCGAAGAAGTCGAAGTAGATATCGACTTAGACGCCTTACAAGAAGCAGTAGAAGAGATGCAAGGCTCCACAGAGATAGACATCAGCGAAGAAGAGTTAATTGCTTTTATTGCTGAAGCGGCTGGAACCGATAGCGGACAAGCTCTCGCAGGTTCTGCAGCGGCAGAGTCCGCCGATAGCGCTGCTATGGAAGATGAAGAAGGTGATGAAGAAGAGCCGAAAGATCCTGGATCCTTCGCCGGACAAGAAACTGGATTGGGTGAAGACCTCGACGTTTCTGATGAATTAATTGACGACATCGTTGAAACACTGACCGTCGACATGGGCGCTACCTTAAAGGGTTGGGCCGGCCGTTCATCCGAAGATGTTAAATATGAATTACAAAGAGCACTTGCACACCGACGTAGTACGGATATGCAAGATGAATTAGAGACCTTAAGAAAGGCTCAAGAAGAGTTGGTTTTCGAAAATAAGCAACTCAAAGAGTCACTTGAACAATACAAGCAAGCATTTCATGGGCTTAAGGAGGGTATGCATGATGTAAACCTTTCCAACGCTCGCTTGCTTTACACGAACCGTGTTTTGAGAAATACCTCCCTAAATGAGCGGCAGAAGACCAAAATTGCCGACGCTATTTCGAAAGCTGGTTCAGTAGTAGAAGCTAAGACTATCCATCAAACGCTTGAAAGTACAGTGGAGTCCACCCCAAATGGTGGACCACAATCGCTGAACGAAGCAATTGGTCGTCGTAATCGTAGTACTTCTATTATGCGTGCTTCCCGTAGGGAAAGCACACCATCCGATCCAATTGCGGAGAGGATGAAAAAACTAGCAGGTATTACGTAAGATTAATACAAATACATATATTATAGGAGGTATTTTAAAATGGCTGGTATTATTGAACGATTGACCGAAGGTGTTATCAATCGTGATATGCGTGCTGAAGGGCATGCATTGTTAGAAAAATGGGAACGAACCGGACTCTTAGAGGGTCTGGATAATTCGCGTAAAAGGGAGTCTATGGCTCGGTTACTTGAGAACCAAGCTAAGGAACTCCTGCGTGAGAACTCGTCCATGGCCGCTGGTGATGTCGAAGGCTTTGCTGCCGTCGCATTCCCCATCGTCCGACGTGTTTTTGCAGGGTTGATTGCTAACGATCTCGTTAGTGTACAGCCGATGAGTCTCCCCTCGGGTCTCATCTTCTTCCTGGACTTCGTGTTCTCGCCGAACCTCGGCGCGAGCAGCACCATGGCAGATCGACTTGGCAACCTTGCCAATAAGTCGATCTACGGTGGTGACCGGGTTGGTGCTGAGTTGACGGGCGGACTGAACCTTGTGAGTTCGAGTGGCGATGGCTTCTCGGGTCCACGGACAGTTGCTGCTCGCGGTTATGCATATGCCTCACCGACTGGTTCTGCCAATCATGCTGCAAATGCTGCCAATCAAGCAGTGGTATCACAGTTTGCGATTAATAGCGCATCTGCTGATCAGAAGAAGCTTATTCAATGGGATCCCGATCTCTTAGCTTTGTCTGGCAACGTAGGTTCCCTCGCCTCAAGCAACGTGGGTTATAAGGCAATTGTTGTGGATCTTGCGTATTCCGATTATGTGACTGCGCAGGCAGACTTCAATAACCTCGGCGCATTCGAGATTAGTGGTGCGGCTGCTGCAGTTCTTCTGCAGGTCGCCGGCTGGCAACAGGTTCGTCGGTGTACGACTATCGTTGATGCGGGAGCTTCCCTCCCTGATGGAACGACCGCTTCGGCGCTGACCGCGAACGCCAAGGCTGTGCGTCATGTGTTTATTGCACTGTCTGCTTCCGCTACGGTTACCGTCGCCGGTGCCGCTGCTGTTACGCAGGTACCCACCTACGATGACATCGCTGCTGGCGGAGCCGTTGGTTCCGTTATCGGTCAGGCGACTTGGGGACTGGAAGGGAATACTGAGATTCCCGAAATCGACATCAAAGTCGATTCTGTGGCTGTCACCGCGCAGACCAAGAAGCTGAAGGCTAAGTGGACCCCTGAGTTAGGACAAGATCTTAACGCATACCACAACCTTGATGCTGAGGTCGAGTTGACTAGCATTCTCTCCGAGCAAGTTGCTCTTGAGATTGACCGTGAGATTCTCGCGGATCTGGTCAACGGTGCAACTGCCTCGACTTACTACTGGGCTCGTGCTCCGGGTCTCTTCGTGAACCGGGTGAACGGCACTGAAGTTGGCGCGGCTTCCGCTGCTCCCGACTTCACCGGTACGGTAAGTGAGTGGTATGAGACTCTCATTGAAACTATCAATGATGTCTCTGCACAGATCCATCGCAAGACATTGCGTGGTGGTGCTAACTTCATCGTCTGCGGACCTGAAGTTGCCAACATTCTTGAATTCACGGCTGGTTTCCGTGCCTCTGTTACGGCAGATGATGAAACTGGTTCCGTGGGTGCTGTCAAGACTGGATCTCTTTCCAAGAAGTTTGACGTCATTGTTGACCCATACTTCCTGCGAAACGTGATCCTCGTTGGACGTCGCGGCTCCTCTTTCCTTGAAAGTGGATATGTGTACGCACCTTATGTGCCGCTGCAGACTACACCAACTATCTTTGGCCCTGAAGACTTCGTGCCCCGCAAGGGCGTGATGACTCGGTACGCCAAGAAGATGGTGCGTCCCGATATGTACGGTCTTGTTATCGTGCGTGGTCTCTTAGGTGAGGCAGGTGCTACTAGCTAAACCCTAGAAGCAAAATAAAAGTTAAGCCCTCGTCGAAAGACGGGGGCTTTCTTTATGGGGGAAACTACTTACGGCAGGAGGGAGAAATCCTTTCGTTAATTGACCTAATTAATATTCATAGAAGGAGAAATATATTATGGGAACTAAAAGAGTAGGTTGGGCACGAATTCGTAGCCTGATTAACGAGAACACAGCAAATCAACTTTCTGCACCACGCAAAAAGGTGGATAATAGCACATTAAATACCGGGGGAGCAGTAACAACTACGTTGACCGCGGGACAAGGAGGAACACATTTTAACATTGATGGTACGGGGGATATTGTAGTTAATCTACCGAGCCCGAACTCACAAAATGTGGGACTGCACTATTCATTTCTTGTGACTACCGCAGTCGGCGCGGGTACAACGGTGGCATTTAACTTGAATGGATCCGGAACCAACGACTTTCAATGCGAGATATCTCACTATGGCAACAATCCATATCCGCAAACTGATGTAGCGGGCAAGACTATAACGCTAGTCAACAGCACTGGAATAGGTGCCAGAGTATACATGACATGTGTACAAGATGATGGAAGCGATTCTCAGTGGGTGGCATCTGCCGCTGCAGATCAGGTACCTACTGTTACTGGCTGATAATTAAAATATATTTCAATATTTCTCCCCCCCTTCCCTTTTGGGTTGGGGGGATTTTTCTTTTTGAAGAAGAACAACTAATTACTATATTACACAGGAGTTCCCCATGGGAAAGAAAAGACGAGCATTAAGATGTCCACAAAAGTTTGGAGCAAAGCGTAGTTATTTAGTAGCGCACGAGAATATCTCTGTCCCACCGATTGAAACAACAGCCGCAACACCAATTGAAACGGTGGCGCCGACTGAAGTGGAAACAGTTGTAGCTGAAGAAACAATCGTGCCCCCCACACTAAAGAAGGCGGTCATCTCTAAGACTAAAACTGCTAAGAAAACAACTAGTAGAACACGAAAGTCTTCGAAGACCACAACCAAAAAAACCAAATAATTGATATATAACTATTAACCTTTCTAAAGAACCCGGGTTATCGCCGGCATATTGTGAATGAGATTACTATTTAGGTTGAGGGGAGATTTCATTAATGCCAACTAATCTAAATCCAATATCTGAAACAAGCGCTATTGTTTTAACTTCTACTGGAAGTGTTTCACAAGTGGCCGCCGGCTGTCCGTTTGGGATATACACGGGCTCCGCCGATTTTCTGAGCGGCGCATCGCTCCAGGTAGCTTATACCTATAAGAAGCTCGGCGGCGATGTCGTCGACATTGAGCTAACTCCATCAAACGTATATGCGGCATATGAAGAAGCTGTGTTAGAATATTCCTATATCATTAACGTTCATCAGTCCAAAAATAGTCTTTCTACTTTCTTGGGCAACCAGACGGGAACGTTTGATCACCTGGGTAGCATGAAGACGGGACCTTCTGGTACCAATTTAGCATACCCCCGCTTTACAATTGGGTACGCGCGCCGTGTAGGCGATGGTGCTGCAGCCGCCGCAGGCTTTGGCGGAACCGTCGCCCAATATTCGGCCTCGTTTCAGCCCGTCACCAAGCAACAGGATTATGATCTGCAATCCATCATTCAAAGTGCCTCTGATTCGGGGGTAGATGATGCGGGCAAAACGGTCGACTATGCCGGCAAAGTTGATAATAAGCGCATTATTATCCAACAAGTTTTTTACAAGTCTCCACGGGCAATGTGGCGCTTCTATGGGTACTATGGCGGCTTCGGAGTGGTGGGTAACATGTCGACATATGGACAGTATTCAGATGACTCCACTTTTGAAGTCATCCCGACATGGCAGAATAAATTACAAGCTATGATGTACGAAGATTCGATTGTAACACGAACTTCGAATTATGGTTATGAGATCATTAATGATAAATTAAGACTGTTTCCCACCCCTGACTCCTGGTCTGATGGATACGCTGATCGGGTATGGGTGAAGTTTATGGTAGATATCACCCCATGGGAACAGGGAACTACTAACATGGGAGTCCAGGGCGTTAACAACTTGAACACAATGCCATTTGATAATATTCCGTATGTCAACATTAATGCTATTGGTAAGCAGTGGATTAGAAAATATAGCTTAGCATTATGCAAAGAAATGTTAGGACAAATTAGGGGCAAGTTTACCACGATGCCCATCCCGGGCGAAAGTGTAACCTTGAATCACTCCGAATTATTATCTCAAGCGAAAGAAGAACAGGCGGGGCTCAAGGACAAGCTCATGGAAATCTTAGATACTATCACTTATGATGAATTAGCTAAGACAGATCAAGAACTTACTGATGCAGCATCTAATATATTGAAAGTTTCTCCACTTCCAATTTTTGTAGGATAATAAACGATGGCAGACAATGAATGGGAAAGACCAAAGAATCCACCTCCTCCGCTTTTCTTAGGAAAGAAGGAACGGAACCTTGTAAAGCAAGTTAATGATGAACTAATTGAAAAAGTCATTGGGCAGCAGATTCTTTACTATCCTGTAGACTTGGCCACCACCGATTTCCATGAAATGTATGGAGAAGCCATCGACAAAACTTATTTGCCCCCCATTCGAGTATATGCTCTGGTAGAGTTTACGGACTATTCCACTCAATATATGGATGGCTTCGGTCTTGACAAGTCATGGGAAATCTCAATTCATTTTCATCGCCGGCGCTTAACCGAAGATCAAGACCTGTATGTGCGTGAGGGTGATTTTGTGTTGTATGGCGATTATTATTATGAAATTGTTAAGCTGTCCGAGCCAACAAAGCTATTTGGACAAGTAGATCACAGTTTTGAAATTGCAGCTACCTGCAAGCGCGCCAGAAAGGGACTATTCGATGCTACCTGATAACTTTGATTTTGCCATGATTCCTACCGGAAGCGGTGGAAAGGCGGACTTCACTCTTGAAGAAATAGGGATGCTTGCATCTACTATTGAAACTATAGATTATTCTCTGGTCTCGTGGATCAAGGAAGATCTCAAACTAAGTGTGCGCACCAACGAAGGCTATACAGAAGTGCCGGTTCTCTGGCAGGTGCCCGAACGTGCGTATCAAATTAAGCACAATAAAGATCTGCGCGATGATGCCGGCGCATTGAAGTTGCCATTGATCAGCGTGGAACGCACGGGGATCACCAAAGATCCCGCGCGTAAGGGAGGGTATCAAGCCAATTTATATTCCGACAAACACAACGGCCGGAGTGGACGCTATGTTATTGCGAAGAGAATTGTGCAAGATAAGACCCGGAACTTTGCTAGAGCGGCCGGCACCCGCACAAATACCGGCGGCACCAAACAACGTTATTATCCGAGAGTAAACAAGAAAGTAGTTATCCAAACTCTATCAGTCCCCATCCCTGTGTATATAAATGCTGAATATAAAATTTCTCTGCGTGCAGAATACCAACAACAGATCAATACTCTCATGACTCCATTTATGGGGCGCACCGGACAGATTAATTCGTTCTTGTTGCGCCGCAACGGGCACCTTTATGAGGCTTTCATCGATCAAAGCTTTGCACACAATAATGTTGTAGCATCGCTGGGCGAAGAAATGAGGATGTTTACTACCGACATCACCATTCGGGTCCTAGGGTATTTAATGGGGGAAGGGGAAGACGATGATCGACCCATTGTAACGATGGAAGAAAATGCTGTAGAGATTACTTTTCCCCGAGAAGGCACTGCTGCTCCGGGTAATCCCAACTTCTTTGGAGAGATTTGGGACGGTAGCACCCCTCCAGATGGGGGCCCCCAGGGCAGTTCCTGAAGTAAAGCCCCATTTTTCTTTGGAGTTCAGGAGCTTTTTGGAATTAAAAATACTATTTAATTAATGATTGCAGTAGCATACTTTAGCAATTGTTTTAAAAGGAATCACAAGCATGTCAGTCAAGAATTTTAAATTTGTATCTCCGGGAGTATTTATCAACGAAATTGATAATTCTTTCATTCCCAAAAGCGCCGATGCAATCGGCCCTGTAGTAATTGGTCGAGCCCGCCGCGGCTTGGCGATGACTCCGGTGAAGGTACAGTCTTATTCCGAATTTGTTCAGATCTTCGGAGATACCGTCCCCGGTAATGGAGGTGGCGACATCTCTCGCGACGGGAACTTACAGTCTCCGATGTATGGCACCTACGCAGCCAAAGCGTTTTTGCGCTCTAACGTAGCGCCTTTAACTTATATTCGCCTCTTGGGGCAAGAAGACTCCAACGCGTCAGGCGCCGGTAAAGCCGGCTGGAAAACGCTGAGCAGCCCTGCTAGCAGCGTAGCTGATAACGGCGGTGCTTATGGGTTGTGGGTCTGGCCCTCGTCCTCCCACAGAACTTTTCTGGGCGGCGACTTGGCCAAACAAGGGGTATTAGCTGCAGTTTGGTATGTGAATGCTAGCGCCTCTCTTACATTGACGGGCGGAGTGGTGCATGGTGACTCGTTCACCTCCGGTGGTGTCGGAGTAGTCATGGGCAACAACACAAGTGATTATACATTTCAGATAGAAATACGTAATGCCGGCTCAACAGCAGCCACGGGCAGCGAAACAATTAAATTTAATTTTGATGATTCTTCAGATTTGTTTGTTCGTAATCGATTTAACACAAATCCGCAACTCGCATCTGTAGCCGGTAGATTTTATCCTGCGTCGGCACGCAAAAATTATTGGCTCGGAGAAAGCTTTGGACAAGCGCTTCGGGCTGGATGCACGAGCGCTAACGGAGCGGCTTGGTTTGCGACGGGTAGTAATTTGACGTCAACAGCGTTGCATGGAGTACTGCTCCCCATCGCTTTGGCAGGAACCAGCACGACTGGGCCTCAAAACTTGCAAGGTGCTTCAACTGAAGCGAAAGCCGGCTGGTTTGTGGGACAAGATTTAGGTGCCCCCGGCAGCTATGATCCGCATAGTCTCCAGAGGCTCTTTAGATTAGTGGGCCGCGGCCATGGCGAATGGCTACAGAAGAATTGCAAGATCTCTATTCAAAATATTCGGCAGTCAACTACGACAACCGATGATTATGGAACCTTTAGCGTTCTTGTTCGCAACCTCCACGATACAGACAGTAATGTGCAGGTTATGGAACGGTTTGATAACTGTTCATTAGATCCCGCTTCCCCCTCTTTCATCGCTAGAGTGATTGGAGACAAGCATACTCAATGGGATTCCACTTCGCGCCGCTTGAAGACTTATGGAGAATATCCTAATAGGTCCAAGTATATGTACGTTGAAATGGCTCCCGATGTGGAAGGCGGAGCAACCGATTCTGCTCTCTTGCCCTTTGGTTATTATGGTCCACCTCGATTTAGAGCTTTGGCATCGACAACCACAGCCTCTGCAGGTCAAATGATCTATGCCCCCACGGGATTGATAAGTGGTGCGCTCGCCCCCTTTATGGGCAACACTACGAGTGGGTCATTAACTGGCTCCCTCTCCTGGCCAACGCCCCGCCTGCGCCTCTCCGCTTCTGATGGTGGCTTAGCGGTTCCTACTGATGCATACTTTGGAATGCAAACAACTCGGGACCGCACCAGCACCCACTCAGATCCTAGTGTGGCTGATAGCTTAAGAAAGCTTTGGCAATCTTCGGTAAGTGATCCAGTAACGGGAGCCCCGTCACCGAGTGCAACAGCCACCCAAAAAGGTGCTTATGTTTTCTCCTTAGATGATATTACCTCCGGTTCTACGGGAGGCTATTATTATGCTTCTGGCTCACGCGCCTCCGGAGTATCCATTACTTCTGGTTCGATTGCTGATTTGCTTAATGCAGACTATAATCGCTTTACTGCCCCCTTCTGGGGAGCATCCGATGGCTTTAATATCCTGCGCCCCGATCCTCTTTATAACGCCGGTATTCCTGGCGCAGGTGGATCCGGCACAGGAAATGCCACCAACCAGAACAGTATGGAATACTATACTTACAAGCGCGCCATCGATACAGTGGCAGATCCGGAAATGTTGAACATGAACTTGTTAGCAGTCCCCGGACTTACGCAAGATGCACTCACGCAGCACATGATTAACGTCTGTGAAGAGCGTGCAGATGCTATGGCACTCATTGACCTGCCGAGTATTTATATTCCGCCTCACGAGGCACGCAAGACCACCAAGAAGGCACGTATTGGAACTACTCCAATTCAAGCCGCGAATACTCTTCGCGCACGCCGAGTGGATTCGAGCTACGGCGCAACCTTCTATCCTTGGGTTCAGACTCGGGATTCACAAAGTGGCGTCTTAGTATGGGTACCGCCCTCCGTGGCCATGATGGGAGTTTTGGCTTCCTCGCAGGCTAAGTCGGATCTTTGGTTTGCTCCCGCCGGTTTCAATCGCGGCGGATTGAGTGATGGAGCCGCAGGCATTCCTGTCACGGCTGTTTCCGAAAGATTAACCTCTAGGGAACGAGACACTCTTTACGAAGCTCGCATTAATCCTATTGCCTCCTTCCCGTCTAGTGGGATTGTGGTATTCGGACAGAAGACCTTGCAAGAGCGTCAGTCTGCCCTGGATAGGATTAACGTCCGTAGGCTGGTGATTTATCTGAAGAAGCAGATTTCGATTCTGTCGACACAGATTTTGTTTGAGCAAAATGTGGAGTCTACATGGGCTCGCTTTAGGGGCTTAATTTCTCCCTTCTTGGATAGCGTGCTTACTCGTTACGGAATTACGGAATATCGATTGATTCTGGATTCGTCTACGACGACCCCCGACTTGATTGACCAAAATATCTTATATGCTAAGATTATGGTGAAGCCCGCCCGGGCAATTGAATACATTGCAATCGACTTTGTGATTGCATCGACAGGAGCGTCATTTGATGATTAAAAGATATGGAGATTTTTTCTCTCCTTACTATTTAATTTTGAAACGCTTACATAGGAGTAACTAAACAATGGCATTTTGGACTGATAATTTTTCGAGCGATACCACGCTTAAGGATCCTAAAAGAAAATTTAGGTTTATAGTTCGCATTAGTGGTTTTCCAGATGACACCAATCTCTGGTTTGCAAAGACCGCGGCCAAGCCCTCTTTCACGATTGCTGCAGCGGAACACAAGTATTTGAACCATACGTTTTATTATCCTGGTGCTGTCTCATGGAACGACGTTGCCATTACCATGGTAGATCCCCAAGATCCTGATGTTGCTCATAGTTTGACGACTCTCGTCCAACAGGCTGGCTATAGTCCCCCTGATACTACGAGTGACCTGTCGACCATGACGAAAGCAAGGGCGGCAACTGCTCTCGGACAGGTAACCGTTACAGCGCTCAACGGCGCCGGAGAGAGCATCGAAAGCTGGACTCTTCAGAATGCTTGGATTACGGATTTGAAATTCGGAGACCTGGAATATGGCGGTGATGATCTTACCGAGGTAAGCATGACGCTGAAATACGACTGGGCAACTCTCGATGGCCCGCATGGTTCCGTTTTCGACAAAGCTAGCGGTGGGGGCGCCGAGGCCAATGCTCCTGCACCGGACGAAGCAGCAATACTTTAGACAAGACTTAAAAAAAGAGGTGAATATTGTCACGAAATAAAGACCGCTTAGGCATGGGCGACACCACGCCAGAATCTAGTGGTCCTCCTCCTCAAGTGATGCAACAAGATAACACGGATTTTTCCTTTGTTGTGCCGACTGAGTTTGTAGAGCTTCCCTCGCAGGGAAAGTTTTATGATGAGGACCATCCGCTCCACAATGAAGAGAGCATTGAGATTCGACACATGACGGCGAAGGAAGAAGACCTTCTTACGTCGAGAACATTATTAAAGAAAGGCATTGCAATTGAACGCTTGCTGAAGAACATTATAGTAAATCGGAACATTGATCCCGATTCATTATTGGTAGGAGATCGCAATGCCATTATCATTGCAGTCCGGACGTCGGGTTATGGCAACATCTACACGACTCAGATTACGTGTCCTGCATGCACCACGTCCCAAGATTATTCTTTTGATTTGAATGAGGCGAATGTATATACTGGCGATGATATCGATGCTCAGGAGCAATCCGATCTGGGGCTTGTTTTTAACGGCGATGGCACTTATGATGTCACTTTGCGCTCACTGGAGGCTACCGTTACTCTGCGCCTGTTGACTGGATATGATGAAAAGAAGTTGGTGGGGTCTAACAAAAAAGCTCGGAATGGGTTAACCGAACGGGCAGTTACCACTCAATTGAGTAATCTTATTGTGGCTGTAAATGGAAGCACTGTTGATACAACTTTAAAAGCAGTAATTGCTAATATGCCATCGCGAGATTCGCGTCGAATTCGACAGGCTTATAAGCTCGTGGCACCCAATATTGACTTGACACAAATGTTTGTGTGTGAGGAATGTGGGCACGATCAAGACATGGAGGTTCCGCTAACCGCGGACTTTTTTTGGCCTGACCAGTGATTATATGGAGAACGTGTATGAGCAGTTCTTCTTCTTAAAATATTCTGGTGGGTGGTCGTTTGTTGAAGCTTATAATTTGCCGGTAGGGCTCCGCAAGTGGTTTGTGGAAAGACTGGTGAAGCAGTTGGAAGCCGAGAAGGAGGCTATTGATAAGGCATCCCAAGGTGGAGGACGAAACTCCTCTACTCAGACACTAACATCGGCTAATCAACCAGCACCGCCCACGCGGCCAAGATAAATAAAGCAAAGATGAAGACAGGGCAAGTAATAAGCCCTGTCTTTTTTTATGGAAAACTATTTATAATAACACGCACCCCAATTATTTCAAGGATGTTTTATTAAATGGCTGGTATGAAATGGACAGAAGAAGAACTCCGACTCCAACGAGAGGCTGCAGCCACGGACGACGCCGCGGAGCAAGTCTTGGAGAAGATGCTGGCCCACAACCGCGCCATCGAGGAAAGCAGACGCCGCCAAGGGGAACTGAGTGACCGCCGCCTCGCCGCCCTCCAAGAAGATATAGCAATGAATGAGCGGATTATTGAGGTTGAGCGCGAACGTTCCCACAGTATTGAAGCACAAGTTGATTTACATAATCAAATTTTAGAGTATTATGAAGACAGAAAGAAGCTTCTCCTCCATGAACATCGAACAACGGAGATGACTGTTCAACAATATCTTAATAAGCTCCGCATTTTAGAGAAAGAGGCAGCTGTTGAAGAAGAGCGCCGAGAGAATCAACTAAAATATACCGTGAGTGTAAGAGAGTCCGTTGATGCCGCTAAAGATTTAGGCTCACAGTTGGGCAAGATGATGGCCGTCTATGGTCAAAACCAACTCTTTAATTATAAGAATATAATGGATTTTGCCAAGTCCATGATGAGCGCGGAGGCCGGCCTTATCGGATTTGTCAGTAAGTTGGGTAGTGCAGGAATAGCAGCGTTTGTAAATTCNGTTATTAACCTTGCGCTCCAACTAGATGCAGCAGAAAGCGCATTCCGCAGAACCACAGGAGCATCTGCTGCCATGGCCCGCGAAATGACAAATTCGTATGAGGCTACGCGCAATAGTACAGTTTCACTGCAACAGAACCAAGAAGCTTGGGGCGCTCTCTATGGTGCCTATACTGATTTTACAATGATCAGTCAAGAAGCCCGCAAAGAAATCGGACAAACTTCCGCGATCTTAACTCAGTTAGGGGTTAACGCAACTGACTCTGCTAAAGGCATGCAAGTAGCCACTAAGATGATGGGGCAGACTGGTACCCAAGCCGCCGGCACCCTGCGCGAGTTAAGCTCATTAGCTGAGAATATCGGGGTAGCCCCGGGCCAATTAATCGCGCAGTATGGACAAATTGGGCCAAGCTTATCCAAGCTTGGAGCGGATGGAACAAAAGCCTTTAAAGACTTGGCGAGAGTTTCTAAGATTACTGGTCTAGAAATGCAAAAACTCTTAGCGGTTACTGATAAGTTTGATACTTTTGAAGGCGCAGCTACTCAAGCAGGAAAGCTTAATGCTGCACTAGGTGGGAACTTCGTCAATGCGATGGATCTGATGATGGCTACGGATCCGGTAGAAAGATTTGAAATGCTTCGTGGCGCCCTTGACGAGGCCGGACTGTCATTCGATGACATGTCCTACTATCAGCGAAAGTTTTATGCCGACAGTCTCGGCTTAGATTCGGTGGGCGATCTTGCCCAGATGATGTCGGGCAACATGGAGGCGCTAGGAGCAGAGACTCAACAGACTAGCGCTGACTATGCAGAAGCGGCCGAACGAGCAGCAGAGATGGCTAGTGTTCAGGACAGCCTTAAGATGGTGCTACAATCATTGATTCCCGTGTTGCAACCTCTATTAGCTACTTTCCAAACTTTCGGAAACTGGATGGCAAAACATGTAGATGAGATTGGACTTGTGGTGAAGTGGGTGGGGGGAGCCATCATAGTCTACAAAGGCTGGATGACGGCCACGATGCTACTCCAAAAAGCCCAGGTGGCATTCAATGCAACTTGGACCGCATTCAAAGCAGTCTTGGCTGGAGTGCAGGTTCTCTGGCGCGCCGAGCAAAAATGGGCAGCCCTTAAGTCTTTATGGACGAAAAAAGCTATTGCGGAAACCACGCTTGAAACTGAAAAAGAGATACAAAACGACGCAGTAAAAAAGAAATCAATTGTCACCGACCAGCTAGCTGGTAAAACCGCAGCAAAGACAGCCCCCCAAATGTTAGCACTCGGAGTGGCCGTATTATTGATTGGCGCCGGCATTGCAGTCGCAGCGCTGGGCATGGCTGAGTTTGTTAAGGCGTTTGCAGGGTTTTCCGCCGGCGAAATTCTAGCCATTGCCGTAGCCATCGGTGTCCTCACCGCAGGGCTCTATTTTCTTATTCCCGCGTTGATTGGACTAGCTGCCGGCGCCCCTGGAGTTGCTGTCTTGTTAGCGTTAGGCGCCGCGGTGCTTATGATTGGAGGCGCCATTGCATTAGTGGCGGTGGGCGTTGGAAAGATGGCCGAGGGAGTCGCTGTAATGTTCACAAGCATGGACGTTGAAAAGGTCAAAGCCTTTTCTCTCTTTATCGCGACCGTTTCATTAGCTGCTATATTCTTGTTTCCCGCCGCAATTGGAATGCTCGCGTTGGGTGTGGGCTTATTGGGTGTGGCTTTCGCCTTAAAGTTTATTGCTACCGATGATCTGGAAGCAATTGCATTATTCAGTGAATCCTTGGCGAGTATTCAGTCGGGACAGTTATTAGAAACCGCCAAAGCCATCAGACAAGTGGCAAAGGCAATGGACGATATTCCCAAAAAGAAAGCTCTAACATTTAGGACAATCTTAGAACGCGTCGAAGCATCGGCTAATGCCGTTTCCCGCGCCGGCGGTGCTGCAGCCTATGGACAAGCTACAGGCGGCGCCCGCAGCGGTGGTGGTGGTGGCGGAGCGGTCGCAGCAAGCCCTCGCACCAACCAACAAGTAACAGTTAAGCTTGAATTAGATGGTAAGCTTTTGGAAGAGAAAGTACTTAATATAGTGGACGGCAAGTTTGCCGAGGCTTCGTAAAGGATAATAATATAAATGGCAGAACGCAAAATCAATTCTTCCTTCTTTAATGTTAATAAACTGTCTGGGGATACTAACTTTTCGGACGGCTCCGATCTCTTAGCAAATCAAGGCTTCCGCATAATGATCCAACACGTGCCCAGCGGTCGTACCATTTACTTCAAAGCTTTCATCGAAGCCTATAATGAAACCTTTTCTCCTGACTGGTCTGAAGAGACAGTCTATGGGCGCATGGATCCCATTTACCAATTTAAGAATACCACTCGTAATCTTACAGTAGGGCTAGCGATTCCAGCCGCATCTAAAAGCGAGGCTTTCGAGAATCTAGCCAAGGTCCAAGCCCTCACACAGTTTTTGTATCCCAATTATACTCAAGCCGGCTCTGCCACCACTATCGCACAATCTCCATTGCTGCGTTTAAATGTAATGAACTTGGCAAAGAGCCAGAAACAATGGGCCCCCAAGCTCACTCACTATGTGCCTGATACGGGAAGCGCCGGTTCCTGGATCCTCCAAGAACAGCCGGGCAAAAAATACAGTGCAGAAGACCAAGGAATAAAATTTAGATCCGTGGGAGGAGGCAAAGCGACAGACGGGTTGTTAGGGGTATTAAAAAGTCTTACGATTAATCATAACCTCGAAGGGGACAAGGGAGTGATCGAAACGAATCCCTCTGAAGGAACTGTAGACGATGGAGGCATTCTCCCTAAACTCATCAATATCAATTTTGATTTTGGAGTCATCCATGAGCATCATTTGGGATGGGACGACCAAGGCAACTTCTCCAATAATGCGTTTCCGTATGGTCTCGATTTTCAAGCTAGCGCACCCGGCTTACCCCCCTCTCCTGTTGTGCCCGCACACACTGCTGCTCAAGCCGCACAACAGCAGGGAACCCCGGCGGGAACGCCCGATGCACTGGAGCCCCCAAGCGAAGAGCCGCGGGACACCCCCGATCAAGCAGCAGATAATGCTGCAGCACAGGTGACGGAAGCGGTACCAGGCGCTACAACAAACAAGTACTCCGGAATCACTGCACTGCAGGGACACTGGGATAACGTAGCCGGGAGTGGGTACCTCAGCACAGACCAAGGGGTAGTAGAATACACCGATAAAGCAGCTTATCTCGCTGATCTTGCGCAAGCCAACGCCGCATTCGACCAGACGCTAGCGAGCATGGGCATGAGTAGATAACTTATGGCATCACGATATTCAAAATACAAAATCATTAATAACAACAGCGAACTCTTGTGCGAGAAGCGCGGAGTTAAAAACATCCGCCAATATGAGACCCCCTATATCTACAACCCCACNGTCGCAGACCGTGCTTCTTTGAGGACCACCAATTACTTATGGAAGTATGGGGATCGTTTTTATCAACTGGCCGAACAATATTATCAAAGCCCTACGTTCTGGTGGGTGATTGCATTGTATAACGGCTATATGACTGAAGCAGATATCCGTGCTGGAGATGTGATTGCTATTCCTCTGAATCTAGAAGAGGCGCTTAAAGTTCTGAGGGTATATTAATGAGCAATCAGATTACCCGAGACTCCTTGATTGCACAAGGAATAACAGATACTGCGCAGCAGGATACGGTGCTGGATGCGCAGGCTTCGAAGAATGAAGCTATGGCTGTTTTGTATGAAGAACTGAAAACTTGCGCGTGGACCTTACGCGCCGCAGAAAAAATGATTCACGAAGGATGGATTGGATTTGATATCGGTTTCCGCGCTTTCTTAGATCTTTCTTTTATGCCATCCACTGCGAGGTACCAGGATACTGACACCGACTTTACTTTTCGCATGTCTCAGCACCCGCAAGAACTCTTGAAGGACATCAAAAGCGCTAACGCGAGCGACCAGAATAGCAGCCTATTATATTTGGCACGCAATATGCACACCATTGCAGCTAATTTTGGGCTCCCGCTCCAGACGGACACCAATAACTGGGAAGAGAATAAAGCTTATTCTCTTAAATATGGAGTTGCGGAAGCTGATTTGGTTGCCGCAGCAAAGGGCAAAAAAGGAGAAGGGGTGATTGCGGGCGACTGGCTGAAGTCCGGTCCCCTTTACAAAAGGATGGAATTCCACCATTATGTGTTTACAGATGCTGGCGATGGGGGAAATAGCATTGATTATGCGAAGACAATGCAGCACCAGCCGCATCGCGTAGGTAAGTTTTATCTGGGGTCCGACGAAAAGAAGGAACTGTTTGTAAACCCTGGAACCAGTTCTGCCGGCAGCAAATACGTCGACCACTTTGTTAATTTAGCAATCAACAAATTTCCTTATATACACGCATATGCGCAACAGTACGGCAATCGAAAGGGCGTCCCTTACACTACGGAGGCGCTACAAAAGCTAGACGGTGCTCAGGGCTCATGGCACCAAGCGGTAAAATGGTCATTTGCCGCTAATGACTATAGCTTTGCTGATGCGAATATAGACGATAATGAGTGGAACAGGGGAGACGTAGATCCTCGGGTTATCGAAGAGGCACTAATTGATGCGACCAATTTTGACAACGGAACACAAGGTGAGTATCTTGAAAAGTTGTCAGATGCGCAATTGTTGTCTCTAGGATTTACTGGTCATGTGAGTGGGTATGAATTTACGAAGGGAGTGGGCAATTTAAATGCGGATGACGCCCGCGCTGGGCGCGGCGGCTGGATTAAAGCGCCTCACAGCATTCAACATCATGGCACCTTTGAGCAAATCTGGAAAAGCTTCCGCGACACCATCAAGGGTACCAGTTTAGATGCCGCCCGTGCTCCTGCCTATCGAGCAGCTATGGCAGCGATGGATCCGGCCGCAGTCTTATTGATTAATGGTATTGTAAAGTTTGCGAGTGCTTGGAGTTGTATTCGTGTTGCCGCGATGAAATATCTGCTGGTTTTAGAGGCGGCGAGAGAAGACATCACACAAGCTTTTAAGGATGCATCCGGCAAACTTGCCGCAGTCACAGGCTTCATACTCGGTCCTTTCGCCGACAGCATCACCAATACAGGACTCATGAATGATTTACTGTACGCACTAAACACCCAGTCTGCCTCTGACGCAATTGGGTCGGCTGTGCAACGCAACATCTTTAAAGAGCAGTGTTTTTTATTAAGCTATGTTGAGCAGTTATCTCGTACCAAAAGAGAGCGTGACTATCGAGGCGGTATTGCCACCCCTGCTTCATACACAGGAGGAGAACCCAAGAAGGCTCTTCCCTACGTTAATAATTCTCCTAACGCTACCTTACTGATGGACGGCGATCCTTATGGGTTTCTCAATAAGCTTGCACAAAGTGAGGGTGGGCGCATATTTTTTAATACGGACACCGAAGTGCTCGATCACTTACAACCTATGATTCGTTTATTTAAGGTGAGCTATAATGATGATGGGGTAGCCTCGGAAGATGAATTTATATTTGAATCGAGCGCATCGGGAATTGTATCTATGTTGCAAGATCGTAAGCGCCGAGGGGCCGGCGTCGGTATAAAAAGTTTTGATTTCGCCTTCGAAGGAAGCAACCCTTTTGCGGTAAAGAAAAGTATTAGCGCTACCTTAAAGGTCTTTGCTAGCTCGATGGATGAACTACTGTTGCCTCGTCGGAATCAAAAGGGCAATCTTATTAGTTTTGCTGATTTAGCACTTAAGACTCGTAATCCGCCTCCATCGCGCGGACCATCAGCCCCCGGTGCACAGCCCCCGAGTTGTCTGCCGGCATCACCCGCCGCATCCAAACCCGGCGCATTGAGCCCGGGCGCAGTGCTAGCTCAACAGAATTTAGACAAACTCACTTTTAGACTCAAAGCTGTGGTAGGGTGGGCAACCCCGAATGGACAGGGACCGTGGACTAAAATGTCTAACCTATCGACCCGTGCCGGCACAGGGAAAGAACTATTATATAAGGGCATTTGGAATTCTACAATTACCCTTAATTTAACCCCCACCATCCATCATTTTGAGTTTGATGAGATGGGTCGTACCACCATGGTTATTAAATATTTGGCGTATGTGGAAGACTTTTATGATCAACCCGCCTTTAATATTTTTGCTAGCCCGGGCAAAAACAACCCTACCGCTAAACAACTAGTACGCAACTTGCAGCTTAAATATTTTAGTAGAGTGTGTGATACAGAGGAAATAAACAAGGTAAAAGAAAATCTGGCTGAGAAAGCAAACGCAGAAAAGCCCCAGATTCTCCAGTCGCTAGTGGGAAGTTTGGCTAAACAAAATAAAATTTATTATCTTAACTTGCCGATGGAAAATATTGGTTTTTTTAATTCACTAGGTCCCTATTATAATTGGTCAGCTAATGTTGCGCCACTGGTCCCCCTCCAAGGAGCCGGAGCTGTGGCGGAAATTCAAAGGCAAATGCGTGAAGCAATTGAGCAATACGACGGATTCTCCGGAGCAGACGAGGCTGAAGAGACGCACTTGTTTAAGGCTGGCTTGTCGGCAACGAATCCCAAAAATGAAAACTTGCCGTTTGTATATGTGAGCGATTTGATAGACTGTATCATGGCGAACATTGAGGCTGAATTGAAAGAACTTCCTGCTGATATGGAAGACGAACTGAAAACAGCCGAGATCGGGGAAGACCAGAAAGATCAATGTAGCATCGCGCTCGAAAAACAAAAGATGATCCGACTTCAAAAAGCCTATACTAAGCTACGCATTGTGCTTGGTCCCTTAGAAGTAGTAAACCAAGCCAAGAACGGTGCAAGTACTCTCCATTGTACATTTGGAGACCTTCCTATTTCTATGAAGTATCTCCTCGAATGGATTACCGAGAAGCTCTCTAACACAGCGGAAACGATTTATACTTTAACACGTTTTTTAAACGATCTCTTTAACAAATTGATTGGAGATTTTCTTAATGATGGATCGTGCTTTAACTGGGACATCAAACCGGGAGGTAAAATTAGAATGAATCAGACGGTCATCACATCGTATCCTCTTCCTGGACCCAATGACGAGATCACTAGTGTTCTAGAACCCACCAATGTTCCCCGCGCAATGTTATCGGAGCTACCCCGCCCGGTCTTTAATATTTCGGGAGTCCCCGATACCCCCATCGCCGCCGGCACAGTCGCAGACGAAATGAATTATTTTATTTATTTTGCGGGGCGGGTGGCACCATTAGATAAGATGAATGGTGACAAAGAACAAGATGAGCGTGCAGGCATTTATCACTATTTAGCAGGACGTAATCGAGGATTAATTAAAAATATTAAGTTTAACAAGACTGATTCGCCCGGCTTGGCAGAAGTACGCTTCGAGCAAGAGGGATATGAAGGACTGCAGCAATTACGGGTCTTGTACGATGTAGATATTGAAATGTATGCCAACGTTAAAACTTTTCCGGGCACTTATATTTTCGTGGATCCTAGAGGGTTAGCCCCGAGTACCAATTTGACTCCCGGTCATCCGCTGAACTTGACACAATATGGAATTGGTGGTTATATGATGATTATCAAATCAGAACATTCGTTTGCCCCTGGTCAGGCAACCTCCCGCCTCCATGCTAAGTGGGTCAACTCTGTAGAAGGCGCAGCAGAAAGCCGCGCAGCCGCATCAAATGCCAACGCCGGCGCAACACCCGGTGGTGTCCAAGGCAAATGCGAGGGCAATATNACGGCGCGCCAAAATAGTGCCACGACCAAACCATAAGGAAAACGGAGAAAACAAATGGGGAAAAATTACGTAGGGAAAAATCGAGGAGCGAGTCTTAAAGCGCTATATTATAAGCGCCTTAATTATAAAACTGCAATTTTCAATCTGCAGAATTTTAGTCCTTATCCAGATGTGCAGGCCGGCGCAACGAATCTTTTAGACTATCAACGTGGAGAGTTAGTATTATTTGGTAAGGTAAACGCTTTTTCTATTCCGGTGATCCCGCGCGCCGATATGATGAAGAATTTTAAGAATGGAAACACTGCAGATCCCAAGCGCAGCATTCAAGCAGTAGATTTTGTGGTAGATCAGTTTGAAGATATGGCGCGCCAGTTTCAAAAGTTGGGGATGGTCGGTCGCTTAGATACTAAGGACAAGCACTTAGCCGAATTAAAAATATTCCGCGCCTACCAATCACCGGAGGCTCATTATAAAGCTTACTCTCAGAATTTAGCTAGCGCTATTAGGGATAAGATTTATGGCCAACAAATTTCTATTTTGAATTTTGATGATTTCATGAGCGTGTTAATGGACATGATTAAAAATACGGCACTAGAATTTCCGTTTACATTGCCGGGGTATGTCAAGAGTCGTTATTATACCCCCACCAACAGTGGGCTCGTTTTGGAAATTGCAGATATCGGACCCAACGACGATGAAGAAAAAGTAAAGAAATTCTTTAGTAGCTTAAACTGGGAACTCTGGCTAAACCAATGCAATAACTATGGTTTTGTAGTGGATGCTAACATTCCCTGGCGTGTGATGGCTGACTTGAATTCCCGTGCAATGAGGCAGGCAGCTATGAGATATGGATCCTCTGGAGCTTTAGACGTTTTGTCTACCAAGTTCGCTAGTGCACCTCATGTATATGTTTTTAGGCTTTATCTACGCCAGCTTTTAAACCTCTATAATAAGGTCCGCAAACAAAAAAGCGCTCGTCCTGAAGTGAGAGGCGACAATTCTATTGTAACCATTATGGAAGAGAGCGCCTCCTATACTGTGGACAGCCTCAATGATATATATTCCGCTGGCTATTTCATGGGAAAATACTTTGAGATGCGGTTCGCAGAAGAAGAGACAGAGTTCACCGAATCGGAACAACGTAAGATTGCGAGAGAGTGCATGCAGGTCTTCAATAAGGGGGATAGATACCGCGCAGTCCTTTATTTTGAAACAATTTTGAATAAACCATTTGACTATCGCGGCTCAACAGGTTATCTTATAAGAGCAGAGCAAGCTATTGCAGCAGCAAGAAACTTGGATCAACGAGAAACAGAAGAATCGGCACGCGAGATCGAACGGGAGCTATTACGCATCCGGGAAGGGACATCGGCCAACAGAGGATAAATTGTATTTTCAAGCTATAGACGATAAAGCGCAATGCATCGGAGTATATGCGAATGGCGCACTCCACTACGAGGATTTTCCCACATTGCTTACCCGGACCTGGAAATACACAGGCTCTCTCCATAGCAGTGACGTGGAGTATGCATGGCTCTTGGTTGAGGGCCGCAGCTTGAATGAAGTGTGCCCGCCGGAAGTTCAGCCTCACCTTTTAAAAACACAAAAGCGCTTGCGGGCTTATATAAAATCATTTCAATTGGCCAAAATTGATATGCGAGACCACTGCATATTTGATTTGGTCCCAGAAGATTTTCTTAAAGAATTTTGCGAGGTGAAGAATAAGATTACTGAATATGTGTTCGAGAGATATGAGAAGCCCGAATGCTATGACCACCTTCACGATATGCAAAAGCTTTTACATAAGATTCGATACCAGGAACTTAACTTGAACAATCAAGGATGTAAGAGTCTGCATTTCTCTTCCCGAAACTCGGCTCGGGTCACCGCGTTGTTGCGCGGACCCCAGTATGTAGACTACAATGCCTTTGGAACAGTCACAGGACGCCTCACAACGCATGCAGAAAGCTTTCCCATGCTGACGGTCCAGAAAGAATTTCGCAAGCTTCTAAAGCCTCATAACGAGTGGTTCCTCTCCCTCGATTATAATGCGGCAGAGGTCCGCACCTTCATTGGGCTCGCTGGTGAGCCACAGCCTGCCGAAGATGTACATCAGTGGCACATTAAGAACCTAATTCAAGGCGAGATAGATCGCGAAGATGCTAAAATTAAATTCTTTGCGTGGTTGTATAACCCGGAAGCGTCCAATGATGAATTTAATATCTACCATCGTGAAAAAGTTCTTGACAAATGGTACGAAGAGGGGTATATTAGCACTATGTTCAATCGCAAGATCCCAGTTGACGCAAGAAAAGCACTTAACTACTTGATTCAAAGTACAACATCTGATTTGGTTCTAGAACGAGCCATTGTTCTGGATAAGTTTTTGACTGACAAGAAGTCATTTATCTCTCACATTGTCCATGATGAAGTGGTGGTAGATTTGGCCGACGAGGATCGCCATTTGGTGCCAGAGATCAAAGAAATATTTGCCAACAATAAACTGGCTAGGTTTCTTGTGAATCTTTCATGCGGCGAAAACTATTATGATCTTAAGGAGCTAAAGTTATGATTTCGATCATCGGCATCGGTAACGGCGCATCTGCTATAGCAAGCAATTTTGTTAGCATTGGTAATTACGATGTATACCGTTTAAACAACAAAGTGGAGACCAACACTTCACGCGAATTTAATTTAGAATCTTTCAAGACGCCGGACGAATATGAAGCCCACATTCCTGACTTAAAGAATTTTTTTGAAGACGTCCGGGAACGCGCGCAAGTATTTGTTATGGGGTCTTCGATGAGTTCGAATTATGTTCTCGGAATCTTACAACAGATTCGCGACAAAGAGATAGATTTATTTTATATTCAACCCGACACTGCACTTTTAACTGGAATTTCTAAGAGTTTGGAAAAGATTACTTTCGGTGTCCTCCAGGAGTATGCACGCTCGGGAATGTTTAAGAGTATTACTTTAATTTCTAATCTGCATCTAGAACAAGCATTGGGAGAAGTGCCCATTAAAACTTATTATAGTTTGCTGAACGAATCTATTTTTTCTACTGTACATTATTTAAACTACTTCGAATACTCGGAGCCAGAGATTGGCCAAACCTCCCCCCCAGCAGCATTAAACCGCATTCGCGCAGTCGCCATACTCAATATGGAAAATCTTGAAGAAAAATGGCTTTTTAACCTTGACAGCCCCCGCGAACTGTGTTATTATATATGTATAAACGAAGAAAGATTAGCAAGCGAAGGCGGCTTGCACAAAAAACTGGTGGATATGCTTAAAGACAGACCGACTAATGCATTTAGAAAGCTATCTTATGCCATCTATGAAACCGAACATGAAGATTTTGGGTTCTGCGTTGCCCACACAAACGTAGTACAAGAACAAAAAACACTTGACTCTTAAAGTTGAGTGTGTTATACTTTATTCACAAAAGGAGAAATTGAATAATGTCAATTGATATGGAGCTTATGCGCCGCAAGCTCGCAACTTTGCGCGGTGAAAA